AGAGTCACCGTGGTTTGCAGTATTCATTTATAGGGTTTGATGAGATAACCCAATTTAGTAAAGAACAGGTCACATTCTTAATGACTTGTTTACGTTCAGAAGCTAACATGAACTCATATTGTGTTGGCACATGTAACCCAGACCCAGATAGTTGGGTGTTAGACCTAATAGAATGGTACCTTGATGATGATGGTAACCCTATTGAAGAACGCTGTGGTGCAATTAGATATTTTATTGTACTTGCAGGCGACTTCATATTTGGTGACTCAGAAGAATATTTTCAAGAGAATTACCCAGATGCAGTAAATGTAACAAAGCCTAATGGTGAGGTTATTTATATACCACCAAAGACCTTTGCATTTATTCATGGAACAATATTTGATAACCCTGCATTAATTGAATTAAACCCACGCTACTTATCAGAACTACAAAACTTACCAGAACACGAAAAGGCTAAACAGCTTTGGGGTAACTGGTATGCAAGGGCAGCAGGCTCTAACTACTTCCAAAGGGAATGGTTAACTGAGGTTGATAGTTTCCCTTCAAAAGCAAAGTGTTGTAGAGCATGGGATAAAGCAGGTACAGAACCAAGTGATTTAAACAGAAGTCCAGATTATACAGCAAGCAGCCCACGCATCTACACGAGCGAAGGGTATTACTATTTAGTTTGGGATACACATGCTGATAACATTGACCCTCGTGATAACGATAAGGATGTTACTGGTAGGTTTAGATTACGTGCAGGTGATAGGGATTTAAGAATACTTAAACAAGCACAACATGATGGCACAGATTGCCACCTAGTATTTGCAGTTGACCCCTCATCAGCAGGTAAGACAGAATTTGAGCATGCTGCAAAAGCACTTGTTCGAGAAGGCTTTGTGGTTAAGAAAGACCCAATGCCTAACAATAAATCAAAATTGGTTCGCTTTGAACCCTTTGCCTCTGCATGTCAGAATGGCTTAGTAAAGATAGTCAGGTCATCGTTTCCTAACAAGGCAACTTATGACGCATACATGAGAGAGTTAGAAGCATTCAGTGGTCTACCATCAACATCTTTGAGAAAGGATGATTGGGCGGATGCCACAGCCTCAGCATTTAACTACATATCAAAAATGAAGACCATACGTGATTTCGTTATACCTTTGACAGGTGGAGGAAAAACATTGATGTCTTCTCTTAGAAATACATTGGGCTAACATGTCAAAAAACAAACACATCAAACAGATTGTTAAAGAAGTCCCTGTTTATATTAAAAGTTCAAGGAGTGTTCCACGTGAAACATTATCATTGAATAAGAAAGCATCTAATGATGTTGGTGTATCTAGGATGGTGATGGGTTCTCAAGGTGTTGATGGTCTTAGGACTATTAATGGTGCCTTGTTAGAACATTGTCATGAGGAGCTTAAGTGGCCACACGCAATAAAGACATACAAGCAGATGTCGTTAGACCCAACTATTGCAGCCGTTAATAACTTCTACAATATGATGATAGCGAGAGCTGAGTTTAAGTTTGAAGCACCAGTAGGAGCCTCAGCTGAGTCTGTAGCAGCCACCGATTACCTTAATTACTGTATGGGTAATATGGAAGGACAAACATGGCAGCAGTTTATTTCAGGCATTGGTTCATATCGTATATATGGGTTCTCCATTGCTGAGAAAGTTTGGACAGTAGTAAAGAATGGAAAGTATAAAGGACGACTAAAGTGGAAAACTCTTGCACAGAGATCACAAGATACCATCAAAGAGTGGACATGGGATAGAAATGACCCAGATACTCTAACAGGTGTGATACAGCAGAGTAATGTCATGGATACAACTAGGTATAAGTCTACAGAGATTAAACCAGAACATAAGATTGACAGATCAAAATTTATTCTCTTCAGATTTGACCCTAAGAAGAATAGCCCACAAGGAACATCGCCTTTGGATGGTTGTTGGATAGCATGGAAATATCTACAGCTAGTTAGAGAGTACCAAGCAATTGGTGTAGCAAAGGATTTAGGTGGAATACCTGTTATTGGTTATCCAGTTGAAAAGCTAATTGAAGCAGCCGCAGACCCAAGTGGTGCAGCAGCAACAACTCTAAACACATTAAAAGAAATGGCAGCATCACTTCACGCAGGTGATAAAACATATGCCATTAAGCCAATTGATTACACAGACCAAGGTAAAGAGTTATATACCTTTGACCTTATTGGTGTAACAGGTGGTGGCAAGCAGTATGACACAGGTGAGATCATTAAACAGTATCAGAATGAGATACTAACATGTTACTCAGCCTCAATGTTGAAACTAGGACAGGATGCTTCTGGTTCGTTTGCTTTGTCAGACAACATGAATAACTTGTTAGCATTTGGTGTACAGCATAATCTTGACATCATTGTTAATCAAATAAATGTGGATTTAATACCACAAACCCTAGCAGCCAATGGATGGTTGTTAGATGAAGAAGATATGCCAAAGTTAACTTATGGTGATATTGCTCCTCGTGATCTTGATGAGATTGGTAAGTTTGTACAACGTGCTGTAACGTCAGGTGCATTGTCAACTGGTAAAGGATTAGATGCTAAGTTACGTGAAATAGCTGACCTTGGCAAAGCAACATATGATGATGAGATTCCAGATGGCTTTGTCTCAGGTAAAGAATCTAATGCAGGTGAGGGTGATGGTACTTCTGGTACTGGAACTTCACAAACAGATGCAGATGGAAACCTTGAGAATAAGGGTTGGAGTTTAATGCGAGACGATGGTGTTATGGCAATTCTTAAGAAAGGGAAAGAGCTAAAAACAATCCTCAGTGAAGATTTAGGAGATTTTATTATCAATGAGTAATATTAACGCAACACCAATTATTAAGAGTGTTGATGCGCTTCTTAAAGAAGTCGTTTTCATTTGCTATGAGCCTAACAAGTTAGATGCTCATGGTGAGTGGATGTCAGTAGAAACACTCTATAAGGCCTGTGCAGATTTCAATAGATTTCTTTCAGAGGGCACTGTTGTACCAAACTTGTTCCATATGAAGGATGAGGATGATGTAGCAGAACCAACAGACGCTTTTGATATTATCAAGAGTTGGGTGTCACCAACAGATTGTATTATTGGTGAAACATTTGTTGAAGAAGGTACGTGGCTTGTCAAAGTTAAGTTTAAGAATGATCAGCTTTGGGAGCTTTTTGAAAAAGGTAAAGTTCGTGGTGTTAGTATTGGTGCCACTGGAAAGGTAGGTAAATAATGGATTTGAATCCTGATACAGAAATTACTAATGTTTCATTTGGTTTTAAAGGTGCTCACCTTGCTCTAACACATGAGTCACAAGGCTTTAGTGCTAACAACAAACCAGACCCTCTAATCATAAAAAGTGACTCTCACCAGATCACTAAAGAGGCAAGAGAAGCGTTAGAAGAAATTACGAAAGCAGAAGCTGAAATTAGAATTGAAACAACTATGTTTGATTTCTTAATGAAGTGGATGAACATGTACTGGTCAGATGCCGACATGTTATCTCGTTTGCTTGGTTATGTAGGTGATGGTTATGAAGGTGTTGATGAATACCTCGAAGGTAAGATGGAAGGTTTAACTCTTCTTAAAGATGCTTCTAACAACCATGTACCATTCAAAGCAAAGAGAAAAGATTTAAAAAAATTACGAGACTTCATGGAAGTTCATGATCTCTCCAAAAGTTCATTGTCTGAGGGTAACTCAGATATGAAAGCCGAAGTTGATAAAGCTTCAAAACCCTCAGAAACTAAAACAGAAACCCAAGGAGACCTCATGTCTACTACAGACCAAGAGAAACTTGATAAAGCACAAAGTGACATCGTTGAAATGAAGGCTAAATTAGAAGCCTTTGAAAAAGCTGCAAATGAAGCTAAGACTGAAAAAGATGCTCTTGCATCAAAAGTTGAAGCCTTTGAGAAAGCTAATCAAGAACGTGTTAATAAAGCTTTTGAAACAAAAGTTCAGACCTATTCTTTTATTACGGAAGATGAACGTCCAGAATTCGTAAAAGCCCTTATCGCATGCACAGACATTAAAATTGTTGAAGCACTTGATAAAGCACAAGCTGCAATCAATGCGTTAGGAACAGCAAAAGGTGTTGACACAGAAGACCAAGAACTTGCTAAAGAGAATGGTGTTATGGCGTTGATTATGAAAGAGTATGGCACTAAAGGAGACACTGAATAATGTCTATAATCGGAACAATCCAAAATATCCAATCTAACATCATTGGTTATGAATCATTGGTTGAGTATGGCTTCTGCCGTAAGCAAGTAAGTGGTCTGGTGAACACAGCAGGAGACCTTGAGCTTGGTACAGTTGTTTTCTCAACAGATGGCACTAACTATGCACCATTGACTGATGCACAAGAAGCAACACCAACAGCAACAAGCGTAGGCGTTATAATCGGCTTTGGCCAACAAGGTGAAGCAATTGCACCAGAAGGCGTAACAGCAACTGAGAAAGGTCTTTTGATCGTTCAAGGTGTAGCAATCCTTCGTAAGCAGTATCTAAAAGGCGCAACAGGTAACACTTTGACCCAAGATGAAATTGCTGCATATTTAGAATCACAAACAACTCTGATTAATGTCGATGACTCTTTTGTTGAGTTCACTGGCACTTACAGCAACTATTAATAGGTCAAGGAGATAATAACTAATGGCTATTACACATAAGTTTGATAATGCCTTCACTATTACGGACTACACTCGTGAGCTAATGGAGGTTCCTAACATGTGGGGTCTTATTGGTCAACAAGGCCTTTTCCGTAAAGAAAGTGTTGGAACTAACACAGTAACATTTGATAAGACATTCCAAACGGCTGCTCTTATTAATGATAAACCTTGGGGCGAGCGTTCTACATTTGCAGGCAACGAGAAAAGTGAATTGCACACCTTTGCAATCCCTACATTCCCACTAGATGACTTAGTTACAGTTGGTGATGTATGGAATAAACGTGCTATTGGCTCAGCCGACATGAGAGCATCTGTAGACCAAGTGTTAGCTAAGAAAGTAGCACAGATTCGTAGATCACATGCATTGACTCAAGAATATGCACGTTGCCAAGCGATTCAAGGTAACAAGTATGCACCTAACGGTACAATCTCTACATCTACTTGGTTTACTGAGTTTGGTGTAACACAGAAGACTGTTGACTTTGACTTTGGTGATGCTACTGTTGATCAGCGTACAAACATCCAAGAAGTTGTTGCCCACATCCAAGACAACTTCCGTGGTAGCGGTGTACTAGAAGAAATCGTATTCTACTGTACTCCTAACTTCTTTGCTAATGTTATTTCTAACGCTCAGATTGAAGCTGCATACACTTACTACAGCTCTGCACAAGAGCCATTGCGTAATGATTTGCGTAAAGGAATGTACCGTGAGTTCGTATGGCAAGGCGTTACATTCATTGAATACCGTGGTGCTACACCAAATGGTACTCAGTTCTTACCAGAAGCTGCAACAGGTGGTCAAGCTTGGGCAGTTGCTAAAGGTTCTGATACATTGGTTGAATACTACGCACCTGCATACCGTCTTGATGAGATTGGTAGTGGTGGTGCAGAAGCTTACATGTGGACATATGAAAATCAAAAATCGACTAACATCGAGATTATGTCTGAAAGTAACTTCTTGGTTATGAACCAACGTCCAGATTTAGTTGTTAAGTGTACATCTACAACTGATTCTTAATCAAAGTGGGAGTCTTTATGGCTCCCCTTTTTCTTATGTGCTCTTTGTGAGTTTATAAGAAAGAGCTTTAAAAGATTAATTAAAAATAAGTGTTGACAAAAATCTATAATGACACTAATATGATCTTATAGATTAAACAACATTAGAAGTGAGAAATAAGATGAAAAAATTAACAGCTACATTATATCCATATCCGAGCCAACTCCCTTTACAGGGATAAGTTTGGAGGTAGCTGTATGCTCCTTCATTATGTGGGAGCAGAACTAGATGGATGAAATCATCAGTCTGTAAAACTGAGGCGAAAGCTGCGAAGGTTCGATTCCTTCCTCCCACACCAAATTTAAAAAGAGTTAATCTCGGTGTAGGGCAGCGGTCAGCCTGCTCCTTTTGGAAGGGAGAAGTCGCAAGTTCGATTCTTGCCACCGAGACCAAATTACAGACCAGTGTGATGGAATAGGTAGAAACTACCGCTTCATAGCATGAGAGTTCGAGTCTCTCCACTGGTACCAAATAAGTGGGGATTCGCCAAGTGGTAAGGCATCAGGTTTTGATCCTGATAAGTAAGGGTTCGATTCCCTTATCCCCTGCCAATACAAGAGGAAAGAAGATATGAAAGTAACAAACAGTAAAGTTAGCATCACATTTACAAAGCGACATCAAAACTGGCAACACACCATTTCTATTTAATTATAGGTCGGTGGTGTTAGTGGTAGCATAGGGGATTCCAAATCTCATGGTCTGAGTTCGATTCTTAGTCGGTCTGCCAAATTAAATAGTCGTTAGAAATATGATGTTGACGTTCCCAAGATGGGCAGCGAGGTTGTGACCCTCGTGATGGAGTTTGAATCTCCGCGTCACCCCAAAAGAAATCTGTTCATGGTTTCACTGTGTACATAAATAATGTACAGACTAAAATGATGAACACAGCTAAAGCTTAGTTAATATGTTAAATGAAACATATTCTTTGAAAGGTAAGCTATAGCACAATAAACAATTGCGGAGTAGAGCAGTCAGGTCAGCTCGTGTGGCTCATAACCATAAGGTCGAAGGTTCAAATCCTTCCTCCGCAACCAAATCAAGCTCGAATAGCTCAGATAGGTAGAGCAGTCCCCTTGTAAGGGAAAGGTCGTGGGTTCGAAACCTACTTTGAGCACCAATTAGAAAGGAGGTTAGTATGCAAAACTAGGTAACATAACTTAAGGAGTATACTATGTCTCGTTCGAGAAAAACAATACCAGTGTGTACTGATAGAAATCCGTTCATGAAAAACTATGCTAATAGAAGAATCCGTAGGAAACCTGTTAGTCATGTGATTGCATCTGGTGGCAACTACAAAAAAGAAACCTGTTCATGGGACATCTGTGATTATAAGTTCTTTTACTTTAATCCATTTGATCACAAAGAATATTGTGACAGGCACAATGAATTGCCTTATAAAGCAA